GCAACTGCTACTGGAATTGGTACTATAAATATTAGTGCAGAAGAAGACGTAGGTGGGTTGTCTTTAACATCAGCTCATGGTACAATATCAATTAGCATTGATAGCTCAGGTTGGGGTATCCAAACTTGGGGTCAGAATGTTTGGGGTACATAATTATGGGTTTAACATTTAATCAATTAAAACAAGGTATTCAGGATTTCTTAGAAAATTCTGCAGCTTCTTTTACTACTGCTACGGGTTCTGGTAAGGCACCTATTGAAGTATGTATAGAATTAGCAGAACTTAGAATTGCCAAAGAAGTAGATCTTACAGCTTTCAGAAAAATAAATACTTTTAGTCTTACACAGAATGTATCTACAAAAGCAGTGCCTGAAGACATGGTAGTGCCCAGATATCTACGTATTCAAAACGGAGATTTTTTACTAGAAAAAGACGAAACATTTATAAAAGAGTTTAATAAGAATCCTTCTACTACAGGAACGGTTCGATTCTATGCTTTAAATCAAACTGGTACTACTTACACCAGTAGTAACAGACAAACAAATTTCTTATTTGGACCAACTCCATCCCTTGCAACAACGATAGAAATAGGGTATACTATGAGAGTTCCAGGATTATCATCAAGTAATCAAAACACTTATCTTGGTGATAGAGCCCCAGATGCTATTCTGTATGGGTCATTAATAGAAGCAGTAGCTTTTATGAAAGAGATCCCACAACAGATAGAAATGTGGAATGGCTATTACAGTCGTGCATTACAAACATTAGCAAATGAGGAACAAATAAGAATGCGAAATGATGAGTTTCGTAACGGTGAACTAAAAACAATGACGAGAGGACAATAAGCATGGCTATTACATCAGCAATTGCTAATAGCTTTAAACAGGAAATCTTAGTAGGCACTCACAACTTCACAGCAAGTTCTGGGCACACTTTTAAGTTAGCCCTTATTAAAGCGAACGCATCGCAATCTGGTACATACAATGCTAGCACAACAAACTACTCAGATGTTACAGGAAACAGTGATGAACTTCCAAATGGTAGTGGTTATACTACAGGAGGAAATACTTTGACAAGTGTTACTCCAGTATTAGATAGTAACACAGCTGTTTGTGATTTTGCAAACACATCGTTTTCAAGTGCTACATTTACTACAAGGGGTTGCATAATTTACAATACATCAGCATCTAATAAAGCCGTAATGGTATTAGATTTTGGTGCAGACTTTTCGGTTTCTAATGGTACATTTACTATTGAGTTTCCAACAGCAAACGCTAGTAACGCAATTATAAGGATTAGTTAATGGCTTCTACTTGGAGTGCTGGTGGATTAAACGTACGTTTAATGACCACAGGTGAAAATGATGGAACCTGGGGTGATCAAACTAATGACAACTTAAAACGTTTAGAAGATAAAATAACAGGTTTTGCAACTGTTAGTTTATCAGGAACTTCACACACTCTAACATTTACAAGTAACCCTACATCTTATGCAACAGAAGACGGAAGAAACTTTGTCCTTAACTTCACTGGTTCACCAGGGGGCACTTGTACAGTAACTATACCAGCGCGTGAAAACGTATACTTGGTACAAAACAATACTGCTAACAGTTTAATTTTTACTGTAGGTAGTGGCACAACATTTACTGTTCCTGCAGCAAGAGATGCATTTATATCTTGTGATGGTTCAGGTGTATTTAATGCACTAGCTGATTTACAGGTAACAACTGTAAATGGTGTAGATGTTGGTAATGCAGCAACGAAAGGATTCGCTATAGCTTTAGCTGTGGCATTGTAAGGAGGAATAGATGGCACAAGATTTTGAAAGAGCTGTAGCATCTGAGTCTAGTGGTGACGTAGCCATAGGAACAGCGGCTAGAACTATCATTACTTCAAACTCTGATGATGCTATTATAGGAATTAGATTAGCTAATATTCTAAATGCTACTATTAAAGCTGATGTTTTTATAACATCTTCAGCTAGTGGCGGTTCAGCTGATTCTTATATAGTTAAGAATGTACCCATACCAGCGGGTGGTTCTATAGAGTTAATTGATGGAGGCGCAAAGATTGTGCTTCAAAGTGGTGATGTTTTAAAAGCAAAAGCAGACACAGCAAACAGTTTAAACGTGTGGGTATCTTTTATAGATAGCATAAGCACATAGGAGTAACATGGCGTATATTGGTAATCCAGTAACAAAAGACTTTACAAGTAGTACATCTGTTCAAACAATATCAGGTGATGGTTCTTCTACATATGCACTATCAACTAGTGTAGCCATACCAGAAGATATCGCAGTTCTTCGTAATGGTGTGCGCCAAAAACCTACAACTGACTATACAGTAGCAGGCAGTCAAATAACTTTTACAACAGCATTAGCTGGATCAGATAGTTGCTTTGTTATATTTTTAAATAGTGTTGTTGGTACAAATGTACCAGGAACAGGAACAGTAACAGCACCTATGATGACATCATTTAATGGTGTCTATGAAAACCTAGCAACAATAACATCAACTGTAGCAGTAGCTGCAAGTGATAACGCATTCTTGGCAGGTCCTGTAACATTTACAGGCACCGTCACAGTGGAGGGTAATCTTACAGTCGTATGAGTACACTTGAAGTAAATAGCATTCAACCCGTTTCAGGAACTACAGTAACATTAGGTGCTAGTGGTAAAACTCTAAGTATACCTTCAGGTTGCACAATAACTAATAGTGGAACAGCGACTGGGTTTGGAAAAGTTTTACAAGTTTTAACCAATGAATTTACAACTACTGGAGGAACCACATCATCATCAAGTTTTATAGAGGTTGGTCCTCAACTTCAAATAACACCTAGTGCATCTAATACTAAGATGCTTGTTTCTGTACAAGGTGGTTCACCTTTTACAGCTACTGATAAAAATATTATGTGGACAATTTTTAGAGACGTATCAGGTGGTTCTTCAACAAATTTAGGTGGTTCAGATGGATTATATAAACATTTTGCAAATAGCTCTTTTTTAATGGGGTCAGTAGCTATGCAAGTTTTAGACACACATGGAACTACAAGTAATATTGAATATAAATGTTTTGTAAGAACCTCAACAGGTAGTGCAGTTACTATTCAAGATAGTCCTACTAAAACAGTTATGACAGTTATTGAGGTATCAGCATAATGGGAACAATATTCGTAGATAAATTAGATCCACAATCAGGCACTAACTTAACGTTAGGCTCTAGTGGTGACACAGTAACTTTAACCTCAGGAGCGAAGACTTCTGGTTTTGGTAAGATTGGTCAAGTTGTTACAACAGAAGTAACAGCTAGTGATTATTCTAATACAAGCACATCACCAGCAGAAATAACTAATTTAAATGTAGCAATAACACCAAGTACTACATCATCAAAAGTTTTAGTTATGGGTAAAATTATGTTTGGATCTTCATCTAGTGCTAGAAATTTCATACAATTACGAAGAGGTGATACTAAAATAGGTAACTCTCCAGCGGCTGGATCTAGGCAAGAAGTAATTGGTGTTGGTACAAGTAATGCTGTAAATGATGTTTGTACTGTTAATTTTCATTATATAGATAGTCCAAACACAACAAGTGCTACTACATATAAAGTATTTGGGTGTAGAGAAGGTAGTGGAGCATTTAGATTAAATAGAAGTGAGAACGATACAGATGATGCAACTGTGAGTAGAGGTACTTCAGTTATAACAGTAATGGAGGTATTAGATTAATGTCAAAGATACTCGTAGATACAATAGACACTAGAAGCGGAACTTCTACCTTGACACTCGGTTCATCTAATGCAGGTACGATTGCCTTGGGCAGTGGTGATGTGCAAAGTAATTTTATGTACCCTGCTTTTGCTGCAAGAATGAGTCAAGCTCAAACAATATCGCATGAAACATATACTAAAGTAGATTTTGATACAGAAATATTTGATACAGATGGTGCTTACGATCATAGTACAAATCAAAGATTTACAGTTCCTTCAGGTAAAGCTGGTAAATATTTTTTCTATACAGTTGCACTATGTGATGCGGGTTCAGCAGCAAATCTACAAAATGCTAGAATTGCTTTTTATAAAAATGGTAGTCAATACACACAAAATTTATGGAACTTCAATAGCAACGACATCTTTGTTGCGGGTATGGCATTATCAAGTGTGATAGATTTATCTGCATCTGATTATGTAGAAGTTTATGCTAGAATTAGTGATGCTAGTGGAAGTCCAGTTGTGGATGGAAGTGGTTCAACCTTCGGACAGTTTTTAGGGTATAGGGTAGGAACATGAGCACATTAAAAGTATCAACAATCTCGCCTCTTGGCACAGATTCAACAAAGACTATTACAATTGGTGACATAACTAATGGTGATGTAGCAGCGGGAGCTTTTGCAAACACACCTGCTTTTATGGCTGCAAAAACTGCAACTCAAACAATTTCTTTGAATAGCAATACCAAAGTTACTTTTGATTCAGAAGTTCTAGACACAGATAGTGCATTTAGTGATAGTAAATTCACTGTTCCCACAGGTAAAGCAGGAAAATATTCTATAAAAATTGATGGAGCGTTTGAAAATTCAGCAGATTATAGTCAAGTATGGATTATGTTATATAAAAATGGTTCACTAGGTGATGTCGAACAAAGGATTAGAATGACAACTAATTATTTTCAAGGTGCGAGTTCACAAAGACTTAGTGCTAGTGGGCTTTTAAGTTTATCTGCTGGGGATTTTTTAGAAGTTTACGGATATATAAACGCTAGTTCAGGCACACCACAATTTAATTTAAACACATTTAATTTTTCAGGACATAGGGTCATAGGAGCATAACATGGCAGTAACAACAATACCAACAGCGGGAATAGCGGATGATGCAGTAGGAAATACTAAACTAGACCTGAGTGCAAACTATGCGTTTACAGGCACAGTAACTGGCACACCTAACGACTTGGTAAAAATATCTTCAGCTAATGGTACGAGTCTTGCCTCTTTAGAATTAACAAATGTATTTAC